ATGGGAAAAAGTGAAAGTGAAATTGAAGCATATTTAGTTAAAAGTGTAAAAAATAAAAAAGGCTTGTGTATGAAGTGGACTTCTCCAGGAAATGCAGGAGTACCAGACAGAATAGTTATAGTTCCTGGTGGAGGTGTCTATTTTGTGGAGCTAAAAGCAGAGGGTAAAAGAGAGAACTTATCCCCTTTACAGAGAAATTTCATAAATAAACTAAAAAACTTAAATTGTGATGCGAGAGTTATAGCATCTTTCAAAGAAGTGGATAAGTTTATAGAGGAGGTGATGCCAAATGAAGTTTATACCGCATGAATACCAAAAATACTGTATTGATAGAATGATTAGCGATGACAAGTTAGGGCTTATGCTGGATATGGGCTTAGGTTAGGAAAAACCATCATAACTTTATCTGCAATAGCAGATTTGAAATTTAATAGATTTGAAGTAGGAAAGGTATTAATAATAGCCCCAAAAAAAGTCGCAGAGGCTACCTGGACTGATGAGATAGCAAAGTGGGACCATTTATCCCTATTAAAAACATCTCTTGTTTTAGGGGGTCTACAGAAGCGTATAAAGGCACTTGCAAAAACAGCAGATATTTATGTGATAAATAGAGAGAATGTTACCTGGTTAGTCGATTACTATAAAAATGCATGGCCATTCGATATGGTGGTACTTGACGAGTGGTCTAGTTTTAAAAACCATCAATCAAAAAGATTCAAAAGTTTGAAAGTTATCAGGAATAAGATAACAAGAATTGTTGGACTTACGGGGACACCTGCACCTAATGGGTTGATAGACTTATGGGCTCAATTGTATCTACTGGATCAAGGTGAAAGATTAGAAAAGACAATAGGGAAATTTAGAGAAAGATATTTTGAACCAGGGCAAAGGAATAGAACTGTAATTTTTAATTATGATGCCAAGGAAGGATCCAATGAAGCCATACATGAAAAGATATCTGACATCTGTATCTCTATGAAAGCAGAAGACTATTTGGAACTACCTGACATAATCTATGAACAAGTACCTGTAGTTTTAGATAGCAAGGCTAAGAAGTCTTATGATGAGCTTGAGAAAAAAGCCATACTTGAGCTTGAAGACACTGAAATTACAGTTGCAAATGCTACAGCACTGTCTAACAAGTTATTACAATTAGCAAACGGAGCTATCTATGATGAGAATAGAAAAGTCTTTGAAGTTCATGACTGCAAGATTGAAAGATTTTTAGAGCTAATAGAACAGTTAAATGGGAAACCTGCACTAGTATTCTATAATTTCCAACATGATAAGGACAGAATAATTGAGGCTTTAAAAGATTCTAAATTAAGAATAAGGCTTTTGAAAACTCCACAAGACCAACTAGATTGGAATAAGGGTGAGATAGATATATTACTAGCCCACCCAGCAAGTGCAGCTTATGGGCTTAACTTACAAGCTGGAGGTAATCATGTGATATGGTTTGGGCTTAATTGGAGCTTGGAATTATATCAGCAGGCTAACAAAAGACTACACAGACAAGGGCAGACAGAAAAGGTAATAATTCACCATTTGGTTTGTAAAGAAACTAGAGACGAAGAGGTAATGGAAGCTTTACAAAACAAAGGAGATGTACAAGAGGCACTTGTTGAAAGTCTGAAAGTAAGAATTATGAAAGTCAAAGAAGCTGAAAAGAAAAACAAGGAGCAGATATGAGAACATTTGGATGTATATATTTCTATGTTTCTGGTGGAAGTATAGAGAAAACACAGGACTATGGAAATGAAAAAGACGATAAAAACTATAAACTTGGTAATTACTTCTTAGATTCTACAGAAGCTAAGCAAGTTTTGGAATCTAAAGAATATAGAGAGTTTTGGGCTAAGGTAAGAGCAGGAGAGATTGGAGGAGATGAATAATGACACAAGAAATAATCAAAATAGTAGGGATAGAAGTGCAAATGCCATATCATAATGAAGTATATATAGTTGGTGAGAAACCTGAAGGGCATGGATCTATGATAGTAAAAAATGCAGGTATTGTTAAAGAGATAAGATTGGCAGATGATGATGATTCAATTCAAGAAAGAGATGTCATTTATATAAAAATGGAAAAAAATGGAATAATATTAGAATTATCCACAAGTCAACCAGGTTTAAGAATAATTTGGAGTGATGAAAATGTGGATATGTAAAGAATGTGGAGAAAAAATTCAAGGGTATTATGTTGGATATGTTGATATCGATAAAAAAGGTTGTGCAATAGATGGAACACAAGAGGAAGAGGAGCTTATAAGATACACTTGTCCATGTTGTAGAATTATAAAATTTGGAGATATTAAGAATTTAGAAAAAGTGGCTGATTGGGAGGAAGAAGATGAGAGAGATTAAATTTAGAGCTTGGGATAAAAATGATAAAAGAATTTTTATTGATCCTCAAATGATAGATTTTTATAATAAAAAAATAGGGTATATGCAGTATCAAACTGAATATATGCCTGATACTTCTTATTCAATCCCTGTTGGTTTTGAAGAATTTGAATATTCAGAACTTATGGAATGGACAGGGTTATATGATAAAAATGGAGAAGACATATATGAGGGAGATATTATTTTTGAGAGCTTTGGAGAAAAGTATTACAAAGTTATTTTTGAAAATGGAAGTTTTAAAGCAGAATTTAATGGAGATTTTGATGAGTATTCTTTTGATTTAATTGATGTTGTTGCACAAGGCTGTGAAATTGTAGGGAATATTTATGAAAATCCAGAATTGATAAAGGAGTGAGATAATGAACATAGACTTAAATAAACTGATGGAATATGAATCTTTAGCTTATAAAGCATCAAATATAGCACAGTTAGGAAAAGTTAAAGAAGAGTACAAAGAGTTAATAGCAGAAGTTAGAGAAACTAGCACTTTTACAACAATTAAAAATATGGATAATTTTAAAGCTGAAGCTTTGGATCTCATAACTGCTACTGTAAATCTGTTACTGCTTAGTGGATTAACAGAGCAAGATTTTGATAAGCGTATTGCAAAATTAGAAAGCTATAAGAATGGGAAGTATAAGAGATAGGGAAGGAGTAGAATTAGGTATAATAGATGAATCAAAATTATTTGAAAAAATTGAAACTAAACAATTTGAAATAGACTATGATAATAGCGTTACTAAAAGTATACAAGAATACTCTAAAGCAGAAGGAAAGATAGAAGCTTTGGAGTGGGTAAAACGGTTAATAGCTGAAGAATGTGATAATGATTTTATGATAGATAACACCATTAAACTCGGAAAGGAATGGGATTAAATATGCTACACAGATATCAAATAGACTTGAGAGTTAAAGAAGGAAATACAGAAAAAACAATTAAAAAATCTATTTTTAGAAAAAAGGAATTAACAGATGCTGAACTAGAAGAAGCACAGCTGGAATTTATTAGAAGTACAAAAGCAATATACAAAGAAAAAGGGATAGATTTAGAAGTTTTGGAATGGGGAATTCAAAAATTTGAGTTAGTTAGAGCAGAATAAAAGGAGAGATGTAAGATGAAAAAAATATTAATGGTATTATGTTTGGTCGTATTATTTACAGGTTGCGAAGAAATGGGAACTAGTAGAGATATTTATTCAACAGTAAGATTAGGAAGTAAATTGGCAGAAAACCAACCAACCCCAAATGACATTGATTATAGTTTAGAAAGATATAATTTAATTCGTAGAACTTATTGGGTAAATGGTCAAAGAGAAAAAGCAGTTAATTTACCGTGTCCTGTCGTAAAACCATTTGGGTATATAGTTTTATTTACTGAAAATGGAGGAATAGTAGGTTCATTCACAGTAGATGGGAAAGTATCTAGCTTAAATAGTTTTTTAACTCCAGATAGCGAATATTACTCAAGTGGTACTTATAATGATTGGTTGCCTGACGTAGATGGAAGCTATGGAGAAAATGATAATATGGGTATATTCTTTTTCACAAATGATGGAAAGTATATAGAGTGGACAGGAACATATCTGTATAGCGATATACCCATGAAAGTTGAAAATCCAATCGTTAAATATGAAATTGGAGGGAATAAATGAAAATAATAAAACATTTGATAATAGGAATAGCAGGAATGGCTGTATCAATTTTAATTGTATATGGATTTAGTTTTCTCACTGAAAACGTTGATTATAAATATCAAAAAGCTATAGATAACATAAGTTACGATAGATTAAAAAAGGTTGAAGATACTGCTAGAGCAATGATTGCAACATATAAATCAGATAAATTAACTTATGAAGCTTACAAAAATACTGATGTGGAACTTGCAACACAAGCTAAAATAAGAGCAAATAGAACAGCTGTTGCTTACAATGAGTATATTTTAAAAAATAGTTTTCAATGGAAAGGGAATATCCCTAGTGACATTTATAATCAATTAGAAATAATAGAATGAGGTGAATTGATGGTAACACAGGAGCAAAAGATAATTTTTAGAAAGATGGAAGAAATATTAAGAAACTATCCAAAGTATCAGAAAAGAATAGAAGTAGAAATAGAAAATTTAAAAAATCCGCAAATAAAAAAATCATGTGGACCTGCTGGACAAGGTGGGAACAGCTATGATTATAAAAGTGAAGTAGAACAGATAGAAGAATTAAAACAAAGAATTTCTAATAACATAAGTCGTTATAAAGAAATAATATTCAGAATAGATGAGTGCTTGAACATGGTTAAGGATAACAAAGATTATCCATTCATACAAATGAAATATTTTGACAAAATGACTTATGAGGAAATAGCTGAAAAGTTAGATATTCATATAGCTAATACATACAAAATGAGAAATAGAATTTTAGAGGCTTTGGAGATACATTTTAAAACCCAAAGATTAATTGAATTTTAATAAATGCGAAAATACCGCGAAAAAGGTGCGAAAATGTCGCTATTTTATTACTAAAAAAAATGTGTTAGTATGTTAGCATGTAGAAATTGAGATTAACGGATTCATAGAATCCTCCTTAATTTTGGTAGTAGTCATTGATGCCCTACTCTAAAAAGGCATCCGCCAAATATGGTACATCGGGCTAATACCCTGGCTAGACTGCTAGAGTCTATCATTGGTGAGAATCCAATATGCACAGGATACCAACATCAATACCCTCACGAAGCTTAGATGCTTGAGATACGTCTCCTGTGAGGGTTTTTTTAATTTCAGGAGATTTTTATGAAAACGTATAAAAAACATTTTGATATAGGCTTCAGAGATGCCCCAGTATTATTTGCACTAGGTAAATTATATGTAGGAAGCTACATAGATACACATACAACATTATTAAATAAGGTACTAGGGCTAAATTTAGAATTTGAAACAGTTAAAGAAAGTTTAGACATAAACAGAAATTCAAAAGAAATAACAAGGTTTCAAGACATTGAAGGACAGGTTTTATTTGGAAACTTAGCAGAAGGTACTATATACTGGGAGCATTTTAATAATAAGAAATTACTCAATAAAGTTGAGAAGTTAGAGCCTAATTATAGACATAAAATGCTTTGGTATAAACAAAAAAGAGGTAAAAAATGAAAGGATAAAATGGATATAGTGAGAACCAATTGGTGAAATAGGTTCTTTCAGAAAATAAAAAAGTCAAGCGGGTCTCGCGAATCCCGAGCTTCATCTGAGTATGAAGAAAAAATTTATTTATTTCCGTTCCGAAAGGGGTTAAAAATGAACATAAAAGATAATTTAGTTAGTAGTCCTGAACTTGCGGAAATATTTGGAGTTACAGATAGATATATCCGTATGCTTGCAAAGGATGAAGTTGTTAAGAAAAGCGGAACTAGGGGAAAATATTTGTTGATTGAAAGTATTAAAGGTTTTATAGAATTTTTAAGAGAATCTAGTTCAGCAGATGTGGATTTAAAAGAAGCTAAGTTAAAAAAAGAAACTGAAAAAATAGCTAAGGATATTGAATTAAAAACAATAAAAATATCTGAACTTAAAAATGAATTGCATTCGGCAGAAATTGTTAAAAAAGTTATGACAGTTATGCTCACAAATTTAAAGGGTAAATTATTAGCCGTACCTAATAAAATCGCTCCTTTGGTTGTGGGTTGCGATAATCTTGGAGATATCCAGGATATAGTTTTGAGTTCTATAGAAGATGTTTTGTTAGAATTAAGTGATTATAGTCCAGAATTATTTAAAAATAAAAACATAATTTTGGAAGATGAAGAAGAGGTGGAAGATGAAAAAAGCAAAGGAAAAGGATCTAGTAGAAGATCCAAGTCTAAGAAAAACAATTAATCTATTTGCTGACATATTCCAAACATTGAAGCCTCCACCAAAGTTGACTATAGATACTTGGGCTGATTCATATAGAATTTTAAGTTCTAAGACATCTGCTGAACCAGGGAGATGGAAAACCGACAGAGTACCATTTCAAAGGGAAGTTATGAAAGCGATTTCAGATAAAAAAACATCTAAAATTGTGATGATGTATGGAGCTCAGTTATCTAAGACTGAAATTTTATTGAATGTTTTTGGATACTATGCTGACTATGACCCTGCTCCTATCATGTATCTTTTGCCGACCAAAGATTTAGCAGAAGACTTTTCTAGTACAAGGCTAGATGACATGATACAGAGTACACCGCAACTTAAAAATAAAATACTGAACAAAGTTGAGGGAAGAGATACTAAACTACAAAAAGAGTTTGTAGGTGGGTATATTACATTGGTTGGAAGTAATTCGGCTGCAGAGCTATCAAGCAGACCTTTGAGAATTTTACTTGCTGATGAGGTAGATAGATTCAAAAGTGATGTTGGAGGAGAAGGAGATCCTTTGAACCTAGCAATTGAAAGAACAAAAACTTTCTGGAATAAGAAAATCGTTATAACTAGTACACCAACCATCAAAGGAGACTCAAGAGTTGAGAAAGAATATGAGAATTCAACGAAAGAAGAGTTTTATATTCCATGTCCAAAATGTGGCTCTTTTCAAAAATTAGAGTGGAGAAACATAATATTTGAACCAGTTGGACATAAATGTTCTGACTGCTTGGAAATATCATCTGAGCATGAGTGGAAAAGAAATATGATACATGGAATATGGCAACCACGGGAAGAAGTGGACGATTGGAGTGTTAGAGGCTTTCATATTTCAGAGTTATATAGTCCTTTTTCTACCTGGCCCGAAATTATAAAAAAGTTTAAAGCTGCAAAAGGTAACATGCAAATGATGAAGGTATTTACAAATACATGTCTTGGTCAAACGTGGGAAGAAAAAGTAGAGAAGATAGATTTCTTAGATGTTTCTAAGAGAAAAGAAGAATATACCGCAGAAATTCCTGATCAAGTTCAAGTTTTAACTGCTGGAGTCGATGTCCAAGATGATAGATTAGAAATTGAAGTTGTAGGTTGGGGACTTGGAGAAGAGTCTTGGGGTATTTACTATAAGCAATTTATAGGTTCACCTGGTCAAAATGATGTATGGGAGCAATTGGATAGATTCCTGGAAACAGAGTTTGAGTATGCAAACGGAGAAAAAATAAGAATTCTTTGTACTTGTATAGACACTGGAGGACATTATACTCAAGAAGCTTATCAATATATCAAGCCTAGAGAATTTAGGAGAGTATTTGGGATAAAAGGAAAAGGTGGAGATGGAGTTGCTTTTGTATCTAAGCCATCTAGGACTAATAGAATGCAAATATCACTCTTTACCTTAGGAGTTAATACAGGGAAAGAGACAATACTTGCTAGACTAAAAATTGAAGAACCTGGTTCTATGTACATGCACTTTCCAAACAACGTAGACAGGGGTTACGATGAAGCATATTTCAAAGGTTTAACATCTGAAGTTAAGACTACTGTTTGGGAAAAAGGAGTTAAAAAAACTATTTGGAAAGTAATAGGAACTAAGAGAAACGAACCGCTAGATTTAAGGAACTATGCTTATGCAGCTTTAAAAATAGCAAATCCTAACTTAAATAAAAAATATACCGTTGAAGCTACAAAAAAGACTACGAAAGTATCAAAAAGAAGAGTTTTATCGAAAGGAGTGACCTTATAAATTGAATTACACTAGAGAAGAGTGCTCACAGATGATTGAAGTCTATAGAAAGGCAGAAATAGCTGTACTGACTGGAAAAAGTTATAAAATTGGTACAAGAGAGCTTGTGAGAGAAGATTTATCTGAAATTAGAAAAGGAAGAGCCTTCTGGGAGGGCGAACTTGACAAATTAAATAACAATGGAAGAAAAAAATTAGGAAGAAGAGTAATACCTAGAGATTTATAGGTTTTAATCTTCTTTTTTTGTTGCAAAAGGAGGTGAAAAATGAATTTATTAGACAAAACTATTGCTTTTTTTAACCCCAAAAAGGCTCTTGAAAGAGAAGTAGCTAGGAAAAAAATAGAAATTCTTAACACAGGTTACTCGAATCATGGGGCATCTACTACAAAAAGTTCTATGAAAGGCTGGATTTCTACTGGTGGAGGCGTAAAAAAAGACATCTACAAGAACAGGAAAAAGCTAGTTGAACGGTCAAGAGACTTGTATATGGGGGCTCCTGTTGCTCAAGGAGTTATGAAAACTATCAATTCAAACGTTATTGGTAGCGGATTAAAGCTAAAATCAGCAATTGACTATGAAACTTTAGGGATTAGTGAAGAAGAAGCTGAAGCAATTGAAACTACTATTGAAAAAGAATTCAAACTCTGGGCAGACAATAAGATTGAACAGATGGGAGTTCTTAATTTTGACCAAGTCCAAGACTTAGTGTTCTTAACAATTCTCTTGAATGGTGAATGCTTTGTAAAATTTAACTATTTTCTAACACCCAAGAATCCATATAGCTTAAAGCTACAAATAATTGAGCCTGATAGAGTTATGACACCTTCTTTATTACAAAATGATGAAACTATCGTTGATGGAGTAAAGCTTGACACTAATAACAGAATCTCTGGATATTATGTCGCAAGAAAACACCCTCTCGATGTGTCAGGAAATGTAGAAACTGACTTTATTTCTGTTTATGGAAAGCAAGAGCAGTTAAACATTTTACACATAATGCTAGCCGAAAGACCTGAGCAAGTCAGAGGTATACCTATCCTATCTCCAGTAATCGAAGCACTGAAGCAATTGGATAGATATACTGACGCAGAACTTATGGCAGCAGTTGTAAGTGGGATGTATGCTATTTTTATTGAGAGTGATAAAGACAATACCCAAGGAGCTAATATTGCAGACCATGAAGTCTTAGATGAAACAGAACAGATTGATAGTTCTAACGAAGAAACAATAGAACTAACTCCTGGGCTAGTACAAGGGCTTAATCCTGGAGAAAAGGTTGTTGCCACTAATCCAGGCAGACCAAATGCACAGTTCGACCCTTTTGTAACAGCAATTCTAAGACAAATAGGAGCAGCATTAGAAGTTCCATACGAGTTACTAATTAAGCATTTTACAGCCAGTTATTCTGCTAGTAGAGCTGCTTTATTAGAAGCTTGGAAAATGTTTAGAAAGAGAAGAGATTGGTTCTCTAGCAATTTTACACAAGTAGTTTATGAAGAGTGGTTAAGAGAAGCATATTTGCTAGGTAGAGTAGACATGAAGAACTATGGAGAAGACCCATTACTAACAAAAGCTTGGTGTGGAGCTCAATGGAATGGGCCTAGTCAAGGACAACTTGATCCACTTAAAGAAGTTAAAGCAAGTACTTTAAGAGTTCAACAAGGATTCTCTACTAGAACGAAAGAAACTGTTGAGCTTAACGGCGGTGATTTTGAGCAAAATGTAAGAATTTTAGCAAAAGAATACAAATTATTAGATGAAAAAGGAGTGATGATTAACAATGCCGAAAATGACAAAAAAGTTTTGGAACATAACGAAGAATGAAGAAGCAAAAAGTGCCGATATCGTAATGTATGGAACTATTGGTTCTGATGAGTATTGGGACGATGTCTGTGACAAAACAATTAAAGAAGAAATCGGAAATTTAGGTGATGTAGAAAATATAAATGTACATATCAACTCACCTGGTGGAAGTGTATTTGCTGCGGTGGCAATAGCAAATACTTTAAAAAATCATAAAGCTAAAGTTACAGCTTTTATAGATGGTCTTGCAGCAAGTGCAGCAACGATTATAACTAGTGCTTGTGATGTTGTAAAAATGCCAAAAAATGCTATGTTTATGATACATAATCCATTGACATGGGCTTATGGAAATAAGCAAGAGTTGGAAAAAACAGGAATTCTTTTAGATAAGGTTAAAGATAGTATCTTAGAAACTTACTTAGCTAAAGCTAAGGGTAAGACAAAAGAAGAACTATCTGCACTTATGGACGAAGAAAAATGGTTCAATGCTGAAGAAGCTAAAGAGTATGGATTCGTAGATGAGATAGTTGGAGAAGTGGAAAATTTACAAAATGTTAATAATTTACTAATCGTAAACAGCTTAGCATTTGATATTTCAAAATTTAAGAATTTCCCAGGTTCTAAACCTACTGAACCAGTAACTGAACCTGTTCCAGAGCCAACTCAAAATACAGCTACAAACACAGAAGAAATGACCGTAGAGAAGTTCAAAGCAACTTATCCAGAACTGTATGAAAATATAGTTAATTCAGCAATTCAAGGAGAAAGAAACAGAATTGAAGCGATTGAAAATCTCGAAATAGCAGGATTTGATGATGTTGTAAGCACAGCTAAATTCAAAGAACCAGTTGATGCTGCAAACTTAGCATTAAAAATATTAAATATCAAAAAAGAAAAGAATAAAGAGACTCTTAAAAACATACAAGAGGAGAGTCAAGCAACATCTGTTCCTGTGGCACCAAGAGCTGAAGAAGGTTCAGGAAGTGTTGCAGGAATACCAGTATGTAATATTTTAAAGTATATGAATAAAAAGACAGGAGGTACAAAATGAGCTTTATAGAAAAAGGTAATGAGTACGGAGTTGACCAATTATTAAGTGGTACAGGTCACAAAGTTATGGAATTAGAAGTACCACAAGGGAAATCAGTTAAGAGAGGGCAAGTGGTAAATGCAAGTGCAGAATTATCTGATGGAACAGATTTATTTGGAGTAGTTTTAGAAACAGCTGATGGAACTACAGCTAAGACTAAGACAACTGTTGTAGTGTTTGGAGAAGTTATTTTCGAAGGACTTGAGCTAAAAGCAGCTACTGCTAAAGCTGATTTTATCAAAAAAGCTAGAGAAAAAGGAATAATAGTAAAAGAATTAGGAGGTAGATATTAATGGCAGTATTATTAGAATTTTTAGGACTATATGACCAGTCAGTTATAAAACCAAAGACATTTGTTAGAGACATGTTTTTTGCAAAACATGATCCCCACGAAACTTCAAAATGGGAAATTGAGTACAGAAAAGGTAGACAATTAGTAGCCCCTTTCGTTTCTGAGTTAATACCAGGAACTGAAGTAGTGAAAAGAAGTTATTCGTCTAAATACTACAGTGCTCCAAAAGTAGCACCAAAAAGAACTTTCTCAGCACAAGAACTTTTCTTAACTAAATCAGCTGGAGAAACTATCTACGGTGGAATGTCACCAGAGGAAAAAAAGGCTAAGAAAATCGGTGAATCATTTGCTGAATTTGAAGAACAAATCTCAAGAAGAGAAGAGTTAATGTGTATTGACTTGCTGTTCAAAGGTTCAATAGTAGTAAAAGGAGAAGGAATTGAAGACAAAATAGAATATGGAACTGTTCAAGAAATTACTCCTACAATATTATGGAATCAGCCAAATGCAGATATTTCAGGAGATATAGAATCTGTAATAACTTTAATAGGTGAAACTACAGGGCAAAGAATTGAGCATATAGTTATGGATCCAGTTGCAGCAAGACTATTTACTCAAAATGAAAAAATAGCTAAATTACTAGATATTAAAAATGCTAATTTTGGGCAAATAGATCCTAAAGAGTTAGCAAGTGGAGCTATATATATTGGAACTTTAGCTCCTTACAATATCCCTATCTACTCATATCAAACTCAACATTCAGTGTTAAAAGCGGATGGAAAAACATATGACACAGTGAAAATGATTCCAGAAGGAAGAGTATTGTTTGCACCGTCTAACAATGTTCTGCACTACGGTCCTGCTGCGGATATAGAAAAGGGGATAATTGTTGCTGAAAGAGTGCCTTTTGAAGATGTGGATACTAAAGCCAACACTCTTGAAGTAAGAACAGAATCAAGACCTTTACCTGTTCCATTCGACATTGATGCTATAAAAGTTTTAAAAGTTAAATAAGGAGGGATAGCATGAAATTAAAAGTTAAACAATCACTGATTTACTGCGGAATGGTTTATAATCCAGGTGAAGTAGTGGATATCTTAGAATCAGATATCATAGAAAGAGTTAAATCCCTTGAACTCGTAGAAGCTGAAGAAGTTACTGAAGAAGTTGCTGAAGAAGTTGAAAATCTTGAAGAAGTTGCTGAAGAAGTTGAAAATCTTGAAGAAGTTGAAGAAACTAATAAAAATTCAAAAAAATCTAAAAAGGCATAACTATGAGCTTTAAAGAAGAAGTTACTAATGACCTTGCTAGTGTTTTTTTGAACTTAGAAGAGTTTGGAGACACACATACTATAGGAAAAAAAGAAACTGTCTGTGTTATCGATGAGGAGAGATTTCAGAACAAACAGAGAAACAGAACTAGATCTTTAGAAAATGACGGGCTATTTATTGAAGGTATGACTCTATTTATAGAAAAATCTTTCTTTAAATACCCACCTCATTCTGGAGAAAAAATCTTAGTAGATGGTGTTAGATATTTAGTAGAAGAAACTAAGGAAGACATGGGTCTATTAGAAATAGACTTAACGAGGTATGATGAAAAATGATAGGAGTTAAAGTTGAAGCTATTGGAATAAATGAAGTTATTAATACTCTTGGAAAATACGAGAGTGAGTTACCTAGTTGCATCTCAAGAGCTATTAATCGGTCACTTGAAATGGTAAAGACTGAGCAAATCAGAAAGACAACGGAGTCTTATTTTGCTCAAAAAAGTAAGTTGCTTAGTAGTGTTAATATCTTTAAAACTAACAAAAGTAATTTAACGGGCTTTATCATAAGTAATGGTAGAGTTATAGGGTTAGACCATTTCAAGCTAAATCCTAAAACTAGGACAAAAGGAAAAATAGTTCAAGCTGCAGTAAAAAAAGGCGGGTATAAATCTTTACCAAACGCTTTTATAGCATATAAGAGCGGACATCTAGGAGCTTTTGAAAGAACTGGTAAATTCATCACAAAAAATGGTAGAAAAAGAGAAACTATTAAAAGACTAATGTCAGTCTCAGCACCTCAAATGCTTGGAAATTTATCTATTTTAGAATATCTACAAGGCTATGCCGATGAAAAATTTAGAATGAGATTAGAACATGAGATAAATAGGGTGATAGGGATATGATAATTGAAGTAGAGAAGCTAATATTTGACTTCTTGGTAGAGAAATTGAAAGATAAGAAAGTTACAGTATATCATGGGTTATTACCCGAAATTAATCATGAAGATAGAGAAGAAGGAAAGAGCGAGAAAGACCTCTTTCCTTTTGCTATTTTAAGGGTTACTAAGTTTGAACAGACAAGAAATGGAATCGATAACTATGATGTACCAGTAGATTTAGAAGTGTGGATAGGCACTAAAATGGAAGATGAGAAAGATTACCTAAGTAACTTATCTATCGGAGACTATTTGAAAAAAGAGTTTTTAAATGAAAGTACAGTAGATGGAAAATTTGCTGTGGATCAATCATACCCATTTTCAATAGAGTATTTTACAGCAGAAGCAGAGCCTTATTTTTACTCTGTTTGTAGATTTAGAGTATTTGGAGTACCTGACACATCAGAAGTAGTTGAGAGAAAAATAGCAAAACTACTTGGAAGGGGATAGTATGAAAACATATATTTATGTAGGTAAAAAGCTAGATTTACCTGAGTTTCTCTTTGTTAGAGGGACTGTATATTTTGGAGAAGAAATTGAGAAACTTATTGAAAAATATCCACTACTTGGGAGATTATTAATTCCTGTAGAAGATTATCCAAAAATCAATAAGGATTATCAATATTTTAATTCAATAGTAGATGAAATAATAGGAGGTAGAAATGTATAAACATGGTACATACCAACAAGAAGGGGCTACAGCCTTTCAATTACCTGTGGTTTTAGATTATGGGCATTTTATAGTTGGAACAGCACCAATTCACAAAGTTAAAGCTGAGAATAGAAAAGTCAATGAAGTAGTGAGAATAGGAACTTATCAAGAAGCTATCCAATACTTTGGAGACACTTATGATTTAGATTTCTCTATATCACAAGCTATCAAAGTTTTCTTTGAGTTGTATGCTGTTGCTCCACTATATGTGGTTAATATTTTAGATTTAACTACACATAAAGCAGAAAAGAAAACACTTGCTAATAAAGCCCTTGAAAAAGGAAAGGTGCTAATACCAAGCCACAAAGTAATTCCAGAATCTGTAGTAGTTAAAAATGCAACAGGAAAGCAAGTTATATCAGATGCAAAAACTGTTTACACAGCTGAAGGATTAGAAGTTTATGCAACTGTAGCTGGAAATAATGTAGATATAGAATACGAAGAAGTAGACTTATCTAAAGTTACAAAAACAGAGGCTATTGGTGGATTTGATAGTACAACAATGAAAAGAACAGGGCTAGAATTAGCAAACGAAATTTTCTTGAAATATAGTGAATTACCGGCTTTCATAGATGTTCCTGATTTTTCACATGAAAGTGATGTTGCAGCTATCATGGAAACTAAAGCTAAAACACTGAATGGTGGAATGTTTGAAGCAATAGCATTAGTAAATGCTCCAGTGGATAAAAAATATAACGAACTTGTTGAATGGAAAGAAACTAACAACATTCTAAGTAATGACCAAGTATTGCTATATGGAAAAATCAAACTTGCTGGAGAAGTTTACTATCAATCTATACATTATGCCGCTTTATCGATGAAAGTTGATGGAGAGAATAATGGAGTTCCAAGCCAAGGACCTTCTAACTATTCTTACAAAATGGATGCTTTTGTATGGAAAAATGCAAGTGGAAAATATGAAGAAGTTAGATTAGACAAGGAACAACAAGCCAATTTCTTAAATAAGAATGGGGTTGTTACGGCTATAAATTTTAAAGGCTGGAGATGTTGGGGTTCTGAAACAGCTAAGAATCCTTTAGCAACAGACCCAAAAGACAAGTACATTTATGGACGTAGAATGTTTAAATACATTGGAAATGAACTTGTTATATCATATTTTAATAATGTGGATAAAAAGTTCAGTTTGAAAATGGCTGAAACAATGAAAAAATCTATGAATATTAGATTAAATGCTCTTGTTGCTGCTGACCAACTGCTATCAGCTAAAGTTAATTTCTATGCAGAAGATAATAGTTTAATAGATATCATAAATGGAGATATTACTTGGACTATAGAACTTGGAATAATACCAGGAGCAAAGTCTATAACTTTCAAGAAAGTTTATGATGTTGATGCATTACAAAAATTTGCTGAAAGCTTAACAGCTTAATAAGGAGGGAAATAGATGGGAAGAAAACAAATACCTAATGCTCTTATAGATGCTGAAACATATTTCAATGGATCTAATGACCTTGCTGGAATATCAGAAGTTGAATTGCCTAACATTGAATATGATACAGTTATATCTGAGCAAATGGGATTAACTGCTGAATTAGAAGTGCCTTTAATGGGACACTTTAAGAAATTAGAAGCTAAAATTAAAATAGATTGTGTTGACGAGTCAATACTTGCTATAAACAATGGAAAATCTATTTTAGTTGAATGTAAAGGTGCAGCTCAAGCTATGAACAGAGAAACACACAATGCAGATGTTTATGGCATAGATGCAACTTTCAAAGGCTTAATTAAGAAAATGGACGGGCTAAAAATGAAGCCTAGCGGGAAATTAGAAACATCTATTGATTTATCGGTGACTTATTTCAAACTTGAGATTGGCGGAAAAACAGTCGTAGAAATAGATGTACTTAACAATGTAAATGTAATTCAAGGGCTTGCTAATCAAGCTGTTAGAAAATACTTAGGGTTAAATTAAAGAGGAGGACTTAAATGAAAATCTGTTTATCAAAAACTTATAATTTCGGTGGAAAAGAATTCAATGAACTTGACATAAATGTAGAAGAAATGACAGGAAGAGATTTTATGCAATGCGAAAAGGAATTTAAAGCTAGAAATAAGGATGCTGGAGCTGTAAAAGAACTAGAAGATTCTTGGGCTATAACTGTAGCTGCTAAATCAGTTGGAGTTAAGTATGGAGACTTGCTTAACTTAGTATCTATAGACTACTTAAAAGTGGTGAACGGGGTAAAGCGTTTTTTGAGTCAAGGTTGGGAAGACAAAGAGGCTCAGAAGGATACTACAGTGGAGGCAACAGAGGAAACTGGTGCTTAATCTATCTGGATATGATAACAGAGCTTTTAAGAGTTCTTAATTATTTTAAAGTTAATGTAAGCTACGATTCTATGTTGGATTGTAGCTTATATGAACTTGACTACTGGATAGCTAGGGCAAATAAGTTTGTAGAAGAAGAGGAAGAAAGACAGAACAATGATGACTGAGGAGGTGGAGTAGATGGCTAAAGACATGAGTTTAATTTGGCAGATGGGCGTTGCTGGAGCAAGTGAAACTATGTCTATTTTATCTAAGGCAGCTAAGTCTTTGAATGAAGTAAAAGACTCTACAGAAGATTTAGCTAAAACACAAAAAAAACTAGAGAATTTAGACAAAGTTGCAGAAGCATATAAGAATGCTAACTCAGAATACAACAAAGCGGCTAAGAATTTAGAACAGCTTAGAAAAGCATATGCTAAATCTAATAACGTTACTGCAGAATTTAAAGAGCAAGTTAAAAATGCAGAAAAGCAAGTAGACAAATTGAATAAACAAAAAGAAAGACAAAAACACGTCTTTGAAGCAGCAAGAAGTGCTTTAGAAAACGAAGGAATTAAGCTAGAAGGTTATAAGAAAAAGTTAAAAGAAGTTAATGAAGAACTAAAGAAGCAAGAGAAATTGAAAAAATCTCTAAGTAAAGCACAAGCTATATCTGACATGGGAGACCAATTCTCTAAAAAAGGTGGAGAGCAACTTAGGAGAGGTGCTGCAACAGGAGCAGCATTAGCTATTCCAGTTAAATTCTATATGGACGTAGAAGAGTCTCAAGCAGATTTAAGAAAAATTCTAGGTAAAGAAGCTGAAAAATACTATGATGACCTAGCTGAATTATCTAAAAATGGCCCTCTATCACAAATAGAAATTAATGAAATAGCAGGTAGTTTAGCACAATCTGGAATAAAAGGCGAAGATATAGTAGCATATTCAGATATGGCTGGAAAAATGAAAGTAGCATTTGATATTTCTACAGATGAAGCAGGAACATTCTTGGCCAAAACAAAAGAGCAATTAAATTTATCTAAAGATGAGCTTTTCTCATACATGGATACTCTTAATATGCTGTCTAATAACTACTCTGTTACAGCTGCACAACTAGCAGATGTATCGGCAAGAACTGGAGGATTTGCTAAATCTATAAACTTATCTAAAGAATCTAATATGGCGTTTGCTACATCTCTTATATCTACTGGAGTGACTGCAGAACAGACAAGTACTGTATTAGGTAAATTGTATTCTGAACTTTCTCAAGGTGCTAACACTAAGAATAAAGCAGCTGCTTTAGAACAATTGGGATTTGACCCTAGAACTATAAATAAAGAAATGGCAGAAAATGCTGAGGGAACTATCTTAAAAGTACTAGAAAAGATTAAGAATTCCAATGTTGCGGACAAGTCAGCGTTAATCAGTGATATCTTTGGAAGTGATAAATCTGTAATCAACGGATTATCAGTGTTATCGGAAAATTTAGATGGAGTTAAGGAGAAATTAGATAAAGCGAAACAAGCTGTATCAGAAAATGAAAAGGTTAATGGAGAGTATGAAGACAGATTAAACACTTTAACTAATCAATTGAAGATATTTAGGAACAATGCTTTTAATGCTCTTGCTGACATTGGAAAGAGCATAGCTCCTGAGCTTAAAGAAACTCTAAATACTTTAAAAGAATTCGCTGGAAAGATAGCTAATTTTATAAAAGAAAATCCTAAGCTAGTGGCTTTCATAGTCAAATTAGTTGCTGGATTTGCGGCAATGAATTTAGGAATGGGAATAGCAAATAAAATGTTATTAGGACCGTTTGCTAAAGGTGTTGGTTGGTTATATAAGTTTGGAGCTTTCAAGAGCAAGGGTGGCGTATTCTTTGCTTTAAAGAAAATGTTTCCGCTAGCTAGTAAACTTTTTGGAACATTCGTAAAAATAGGGACTTTTATAGGTGGTAAATTCATAGGTATTATAAAAATGGTTGGTTTAGCATTAAAAGCTGCTTTTGTAGCTAATCCAGTCGGACTTATAATTGCAGCTATTGTAGCGGTTATTGCTATTTTTGTCCTACTTTATAAGAAGTGTGAATGGTTTAGAAATGGTGTAAATAAAGCTTGGAAAGCTATAAAAGAAGGGTTTAAAGCTACTTGGACTTGGATAAAAAATAAATTTCACGCATTAATGGAGTTAGGAGCTAAAGTATGGGCTAAGATTAAAGAGTATAAGGCTCTATTTATACCATTTATAGGTATTTTTGTAGTATTATATCAAAAATGTGAATGGTTCAGAAATGGTATAAATGCTGTATGGAAGGCTATAAAAAATGCTTTCACTAATACATGGCATTGGATAAAAGATAAATTCAATGCTTTACTTGAAATAGGATCTAATGCATGGAATGGACTAAAGAGCAGTGCTACTGTTATCATAGATAAGATTAGAGAAGCTTTCAGTGGTTTCTTTGATTGGATAAATAAAAAATGGGAAAGCCTTAAAAACTTTGGTTCTAAATTAAATCCTTTTAATTGGTTTAAAGGTGATGGAGAAGTAGCCCAAAACTACTCAGGTACAAATTACTTTGGTGGTGGACTTACAACTCTCGCTGAAAGAGGTGCTGAGCTTGTAGAAATGAATAATAGTTCTTACCTAGTAAATTTTCCAACTATGGCTAATTTACCTCGTGGAGCTAGAATTCTTAACAATTCACAAACTAGAAGTTCTTTATCTTCGAGAGTATCATCTTTAAAAGATAGAATTAGAAGTATTTCAAATGACTCAAAAACTACAGTTGGTGGAGATACTATAACTATCAACATTAATGGTGGTTCTGGAAGTGCTACAGATATTGCTAGAGAAGTTAAAAGAGTAATTGAAGAAATGCAAAGTAAGAAAAGAAGGACGGCGATAGTATGAAAAAAGTAAAAGTTTATAAAACTGTTAGTGGAGATACATGGGACTTAATAAGTTATAAATTATATGGTTCTGAACAGTATTTTCATCAGCTGATGAGAGCTAATCTTAATATATTATCTATCGCTGTTTTTGATTCTAATATACCTATCATAGTACCAGAAGTTACGCCTATCATAAGCGTTGTAGAAACATCTAAACTACCACCATGGAAAAGGTAAATATGTAATAAAATTGATTTTATAAAAGATTTATAGTACAATAGGTATTATAATTTTATTAGGAGGGCATTATATGAAAAAAGTTTTGTATGGAGTGATTGGTGTATTGGTGGTTATATTTTTAATAGGTACTTTTGCAGGAGGGGATAATGATTCTAAATCTGCTTCTGATACAAGTAAAACTGAAAAAACAACTGAAACTAATAATTATTCAAAAGTAGGAGAAACAGTTAAAGATGATTACTTTGATGTAACAGTTAATTCAGTAGACGTTGTAAACAGTAAAAAAATTAATGATTTTGAAGAATTAAAAGCTGAAAAAGATGCTAAATATCTAATAATTAATGTAACTTTTAAAAATACTGACAAGGAAAGTAGAATGGTTGTAGATGGTTCTGTGTTCATAGATTACAATGGAACTAAATATGAATATGACCATACTGAAACTATTTTAGAAGATGGATGGGGATTATTCTTAGACCAATTAAATCCTTTAACTGCTAAGACAACTAATATAGTATATAAAATTCCAGCTGAAATAACGGGGGATGCAACATATAAACCAGGTAGAGGTTCATCTGAATTTTATTTAGGTACTATAAAATAAGAAAGGAGATTTAAAATGGCAACAGTAGAAAATACGTATGTTAATAAGTCAGAACCTTATGAACCTGCTTATGTCCTAAGAAAGTTAGGTAAGAGCCAAAGTAATGCTAATATAGAAATGGTGAAGGTTTTAATAGATACATACAAAAAAGAAAAAGGGGAAGCAAGAACTGATAGAGATGATTTCATAGAGTGGATTAAAGAAAATTATGATGTAGATACTTTGTTTGAGGATTAAATGTATATAAGAGGGCTGTTTATCAGCTCTTTTATTTTTTAAAAATTTCTCTTGACTTTTTGACGGTCATAATATATAATTAAGACAGTCATAAAAGGAGGTGGAGAAATTGACTAAAAAATTAGGTCGTCCAACAGATAATCCAAAACCTTATAAAATAACTGTTAGAATTGATGAAGAAAGTAAAAAAATATTAACTGAATATTGTTTGAAAGAAAAAGTAAATCAAATGGAAGCAGTAAGGAGAGGAATTAAAAAGTTAGATGAAAAACAAAAAGAATAGTTTATCAGTTATCTTGGTGGATAAATAAACTATTCTTTCCCTAAGAAGTTACCCTCTTATGAAATCTATTATATCATAAGGGAGTACTTCTATCAATTATAATTTTGAAAGGAGTATTTTTTTATGTATGCAAATATGGAAAAGGTAATCAAAGAATATGACAAGCACATTACAACTTTTTATGATATGAATATTCAACAAGCTGGAGAAATTTATGAGAATTCAAATTGTACTTTTGAGATGATAAGTAAAGCATTCAAATTTGGATTTGGGCAAGGTATGAAATATCAAAAGAAAAGAGGTAAGGTGAGTAAAAATGGCAAATAATTTGATTATGAAAAGTGAAATAACAAGTTTGGAATTATTGGCTGAAATAAATAAGTTTAGAAAAGAAGAAGGAATTAAAAAAGAACTTCTTCATAAAACTTTACTAGATATAATTCGTGATGAATTTTCTGAAGAAATAGATCGGCAAAAAATTTTGCCAATGTCTTATAAGGATAGATATGGTAGAAATCAACCAATGTTTATCCTAACTTTATCTCAAGCAAGACAAGTTTTAGTAAGAGAAAGTAAGTTTGTCAGAAGGGCGGTTATACATTTCTTAGAAAAGTTAGAAAATCAAGGACTAGAAAATAAGGAACAGAAGAAACTGCCATTTCAAGTACAAGAAATTAAACCTACTACTTGGAGAGGACAGCCAGTACTAGAACTTCAGCAATTATCAAAAATAATAGGTGTACCTGATGTTAATCTTCATTGGTACGCAAAAAGAAAAAAACTTACCTTAAAATTTGATAATTTAAAAGCATATAAAGAAGAGAATTCCAATAAAAATTATTCATCTGTTTCAGCTATAAGTCTTTTATACAAGCCAAATGTTATATCAATATGTAAAAGATATGGGCTTTATAACAAATATAAAGATTTCATAGATAATTATTTTAAAACTAATAATTTGATTGAATATAAAGGTAAAGCAAATGATGAGTTTGAACATTTGATAGCTGAAGCAACAAGAATAAAAGCAAACTTGTTAAAAGAAAAAGCAGAAATAGAAGAAAAATTAATGAAATTAAACAAAATGGGATTAACTAATTAATAAACACTAAGAGCAGTATAAAAGCTGCTCTTTTTTATTGCAAAAAGGAGGCTGATAGAAATGGGATAGCAAGAAATATAAAGATATTAGTTTTCTATGAAGGAGTAGATATAACTGAAGAAATACAACCTAGCATTTCATCAATGACTTATACAGATAACTCAAAAAATGCTGTAGATGACTTAGAGTTAGACTTGGAAAATTTAGACTATAGATGGCTTAATGAATGGTATCCTGATGAAAATTCAAGACTTTTAATAGGGATCCAGCAAAACGAAAATGGGATATCTAAGTTCTTAGACCTTGGAATTTTCTATGTAGATGAACCTACTTTTAATAACCAAAGATTATCATTGAAATGTCTGGCATTGCCGTTAGACCAAACTATTAGAGAGCAGGTTAACAGTGTTGCATGGGAAAAAATAACTCTATCAGAACTTCTATCTAAAATAGCAACTAAACATGAGTTAAGTTATGAGCTGCATTGTGATAATGCTTTTTTTGATAGACTAGACCAAGATAGAGAAACAGATTTAGGTTTTTTAAATAGAGTCCTATCTGAAACAGCTCTAAGTTTAAAAGTTACTGATGACAAGCTAATAGTTTTTAATGATGATGCATTAATTGATAACGATAATATCGATATCTTTAATATTAAAGATTTTTGTATTAGAAGCTTTACACTAAAGAAGAAAAATCAAGGAGTTTACGACAAAGTCGAGGTTAGTTATTATGATGCAGATAAGAAGAAGCACATTGTTGAGACAATTACAAAAGAAGAACTTGAGAAAAGAAATGAGGTAAAAAATGCTTGATGATGGAGGATATATAGCTTTTAAAGAGAAAGCAGATAAAACAAAAACTAAAAAAAGAGTTAAAAAAGTTAAGACAAAAAAGATTAAAACTAAAGGGAAATCTCAAGCTAAAAAAGTGGCCGAGAAAACTTTAAAGGATAGTTTAAAGCAAGAGTACTCTATAAACTTAACAGTTGACGGAGATGTTAAATACTGTGCAGGTTGCATTATAGAACTAGACGATAGCTTTGGTAGATTTGCTGGGAGATATGTAATTGATAAAGTTACTCACAATATCGATGGAGACTACACTTGTGATATAGAAGCTTTTAAAGTTGGTGCTAGACAAAATGCAGAAGAGAGAGCAAAAGCACTAGATAAAGCTAAAAAAGATAAGGCAGAGAAAGAAAAGGCTAAAACTGCAAATACAAGAAAAAAAGAAAGAGAAACAAAAAAAGCGAATAAGATTAAAAATAAAAAAGGTGGTGGGTAAGAATGCTGGATATCTTGAAGCAAGGGGAAGTAAATGATATAGACATAGCTAATGGTAAAGCAAGAGTTATATTTCCAGACAGGGATAACAAAATTTCAGATTGGTTAAATATCCTGGTTCCATTCTCAGAGTCACATTCAGATAACTATCATCTTGAGAAGGGTCAAACAGTTATAGTCCTATCATTGCCAGATATGATGGAGCAAGGTTACATCTTAGGTTGCCCTATGAGACCTTCAGGAATTTCAGAAGGAGAAGTAAAAAGGACATTCTCAGATGGTGGATTCTATTCTTACAAAGATGGAGTTTTGACATTATCGCCTATCACAAAAGTAGTTATTACTGCAGATGTGGAGATTAAAAAGACACTAACAGTTGATGGAGATACTACTTTTAAATCTAATACAGACACCAAAGGTACTGCTATGCTGAACGGCATTAATCTCAATACTCATACGCACTCAGGAATACAACCAGGAAGCAGTAACACAGGAGGTCCATCATGATAGGAAGTTTAGGAGACATAATTTTTTATGCAAGTGACTTGAATGTATTTTCTTTAAAGAAAGAGTTATCAAGAAGTAGAAAAGCTAAGATAACTCAACATGAGCCCATCTATGGTATTGGTAAAGTGAGACAACAAGGTAGAGAACTTATGGAAGTTAGCTTATCAATAGAATTGATAGTAGGACTTACTAAGGCTCCTAGTCTACATTTACAGATGCTAAAAGATTTCATGGAGTTAGGAAAATTTGCTCCTCTAATACTTGGATATCATGTGATAGGAGAGTTTCCATTTCTAATAACAGGGATTGAAGAAACTTTATCGCATTTTAATGTGGTTACTGGAGAGTTTGACTATATTAACTTAGATATAACTTTACTGGAGTATGTAGATGACCCTTTACAGTATCAAAAAAAGATAGAGTACAGACAAACTGCTAAGACTATTCTTGGAGTTGAATATGAGGACACTGTAAAAAATCTACAAAAGAAGGTGTTTAAACTATGATATATTTGATAAATTCTAAAGATGATATAAATTACAACCCAAGAAATGAGATAGAAGATGTGGTGAGAAATGTACATATGATATTAAGAGTTACAAAGGAAGAACAGCCTCTAATGAGAGAATTTTCTTTAGATAGTGATATGGTAGATAAAAATATTCCAGTTATTAAAAATAAGCTTATAGGCTTACTAATGACTAATTTAAAGAAATATGAACCAAGAGCACTGCTTAAAAATTTAGATTTAAAGTTAGAAAATAATGACTTAGAAATAATGCTAGAAATAGAGGTGATTATATGAATGAAGATACTTATGAAATTATCAATGCTAATGCTGAAGAACTGAGACAGCAAATGCAGGAAAAGTTCGAAGAGTTAAGTGGAAGAAAAATCTCTAAATACTCGCCCGAGGGCTTAATCTTTGCTAGTGTTGCTTATCTTATAGCTATGAGAGAAGAGAACTACAATGATAATTTGAAGCAAAATTACTTGAAATATGCTAGAGACTACAGATTAGATTTACTGGGAGATAGGTATGGAGATAGAGGATTAAGACTAGAAGAGCAATATGCTAAAGCTACTTTTAGATTTTCTATCATATCTGCTAAACAAAAGAAAATAGTTATACCAAAAGGAAGCTTAATCAGATATAATGACCTTTATTTTGAAACAAATGAAGAGTATTCTATTGCAGAAAATACCTTACACGTAGATGGTATTGCTACATGTAAAACACCAGGAACAATAGGGAATAATATCCCTATGGGTCACATCAATACAATGGTTGACTTATATCCTTATTTTTCTAAAGTAGAAAATATCACTATTTCAAATGGTGGAACTGACTTAGAAGAAGATGAGGTCTATAGAGAGAGATTAAGACTTGTACCTGACTCTTTCTCTGTTGCGGGTTCGGTTGGGGCTTATGTGTTTTGGACATTGTCCACTTCTCCAGAGATAGTTGATGTTACTGTTAAGAGTCCAAACCCTTGCGAAGTCGATATCTACGTACTTACAAAAGATGGAGTTCCTTCTGAAGAGTTGAGAAACCAAGTTTTAAAGGTTGTGAATTCTGATGAAATAAGACCTTTGACAGATAAGGTTACTATAAAAAGCCCTGAAGTTGTGGATTATAAAGTTGAATTTGATTATTACATAAATAAAGCTGATGAAATCAGTATTAACTCAATAAAAACTAAGGTACAAACAGTAGTAAATGAGTATGTAGAATGGCAAAAAAATAAATTAGGAAGGGACATCATACCTGATGAGTTAATTAAAAGATTAAAGCTTGCTGGAGTAAAGAGAACTGTTATAGCATCTCCAAATTACAAAAAGCTAGAACCACATCAATTTGCTAAGTGTAATGCTAGTGTAGTAATCAATTATCTAGGAGTTGAAGACATATGATATTAATTGATGACTTGAAATTAACAGACATTGCTGCTGTATCTACTCTTGATGATGCTACAACAAAATGGATATATGAATCTATAGACTATGTCTTAAGAAGTAGAAACTCTATCATAAACAGTGAATTAAAAAAGCTTGAAATGATAGATTTAATGAATGAACAAGAGATTAATATGCTGTTATGGGAATACTCTATATACACTAAAAATGCAACTCTTGAAGAAAAGAAAAAAATAGTTAAAAGAGCTATATTTTCTAAAATTAATATGGGAACAACTAAGGTATTAAAAGATGTGTGTGGTCTATTGTACAAAGGCTTTGAGGTAAAAGAATGGACTACCTACAATGGTAGACCTGGTACTTTTAGAATCTATACGGATAAGAAAATAGTAGATCCTGGAGAGTATAGAGAATTAATGGAAAACATAGAAGCTAATAAGAATGTTAGAAGCCGCTTAGACTATATAGAGCTGAAGCAGATAAACACATCTAAGTACTACATATCTGGATTTAAAGAAGTAACGTTATTAGCAACTAAGGAAAACAAAAAGAAAGACTTTAGTATAAATAATGCTATATACATAAAAGCATATAAACAAATAATAGGAGGTATTAGCAAATGAAATTCAATGGAATAACTAAAAAAGGTAGAGAATATTTGGCTAAAATCCAAGCAGAGAATAAGCCTATTAACTTCATTAAGATTAAAATAGGTGACGGTAGATTAGACAACTACGATAACCCTGCAGAGCTAGAACATTTAATTAACCAAAAAGTTGAGAAAGGAATATTAACCCTAAACCAGGAACATGACACAGTTATTTTGACAACTAACATTGATAATGTGAACCTTAGAACAGGGTATTATCCAAGAGAAATAGGTGTGTTTGTTAACGATAATGGGCAAGAGATAATGTACTACTACATGAATGACGGAGATGAAACTTCTTGGATTCCACCAGAAACTGACGGCCCATTTAAGATAGAATTGAAACTTAGCTTAATAGCATCTAATGCTCAGTCTATAATAGTGCAAGGCTCAGGAGGAGAACTGTACATCACAAAAGAATTTTTAGAAACTAACTATACTCAAAAAGGCGGGTATACAGGAACAGCTCAAGAAATAGATGATAGAGTAGTCTCTGCACTTGGAAAAGAAGATGGGAAATTCCCGTTAACAGAGGCAGTAAAAGGTAACGTTTATTATTTTCCAGGAAACAAAAAATTCTACATTTGTAAAGAAGCTCAAAACAGAAGAGTAAGTGTTCCAGATGGGAACTTTGAAGAATTATCTATCTGGGAAAATCGTAAGAGATTGGAAAATTTAATTAAATTCAAGACTTATAGAGTAGATAGAACGGATGATGCAATGACTTTACAAACGTCGGCAGGAGTATATGCTATTTCTGAAAAACTTATATATAATTTTAAAAGAATAATAGGGATACCTTCTACATCTAAAATTGTAAGTGTTTCAGCTACTCAAAGCTCTGGATATGCAGAATATGCAACATATGATTATGATAGTGATTTAGCCGCTGTAGGGCATATAGTAAATACAGCTAATCCAAGATGGATATGTATTAATGTTGCATACATTTAATTATAGAGTATTAAGATTTTGCATAGAAATCTATAATTGGACTAATTTAATTAGCACTTAAATATCTCCAAGGTGTCCATTGTTTAGTGTCTCCATTTCTTGTTCTGATAGCAATAGAAAAAGTATCATAGTAAGAAAATGCTATTTGGGTCACATAATCATCTCCATTTACAGAAGTGTTAAATACTAATACAAAGCATTGAGAGCCACAAAAACCTCGTTTTAATTTAGATGTAGCTCCTTTAATTTGGAAAATACCAGTTTTTATTAATTCATCTTCATCTTTTGGGCTCCATCTGTCTATTTTGTATAAAAGATTTCTGTCGAGATTTTCCACAGTGGAAAATTTAAACACAACTAAAGAGGAAAAAACAAAGTTAAGTTTAACACAAATTAACAATGTAAATCTAAATAATGTTACAGGAGCTGGTTTTTACGTTTCGTCTGGATGGGGTAATAATATCTCAGGGGTACCCCAAGAATTGGATAATAACGATAGTAGAGCCTTTTATTTAGTTGTTTTTTCCTTAGAGAGTGGTTCTTATTGTCAGCAAATCTTGTATAGCTTCAAAGGACTTATTTTTTACAGAGCTGTAACAGGATCTAATAGTCCTTTTGGTCAATGGAGAAAATTAACTTAATAGCATCTTAATAACCTATTGTTTTAAGAGTATAAAGAAATCAACTTTGCAAATACCATTTTGGACATTTCCACTAGTTGCATCTAGAGTAGAAAAGTCTAAATTATCTCCACTATGTATAACTGCAACAGAACAATTATCTTTTTTAGCAGTAGCCATAACTATAGAATTTTTAAAACTAAAACCATTAGCTGTTAATGTTTTTGAAGCAGTAGATCCCTTAGTTTCCAATGAGCCTACTACAAATTTTCTGTTTAAAATTGTTAAAACATCGTAATCAGGGGTATGTTCAATTTTATATAGATTTTCCATTATTTTGAGAATTGTATAATTAACTTATCAATTTTAGGAGGTTTGGTTATGCAATTAACAGTATTAGAAAATTTAAAAAAGGAAAATGTGGATGTTTATTTGGAGTATCTTAATAGTTGTAAGAGCAGTAATTGGGATACTTGGGGGACTACATACAAAACGTACTGTAACAATTTTAAATTATTTCTAGTTTGGTTTCAGAAATCTTATAAAAATAAGTTACTTTTAAGCAAAGAAACATTGCTGGAAATGCCCACTATAATGGAAAGTTACAGGAATTATTGTAGGAGTTTAGGTAATTCTAAAAGAACATTAATGAATAAAACTACTGCAATTAGCACATTTTATGCTTGGTGTGTTAGAAGAAACAAAATTAAATACCATCCTTTCGATTCTAAACTAGATAAGTTAAGGTTTACAGAAAAGGACAAGGTTAGGAGCAGTTATTTTCTTACGACAGAACAAATATTGACTGTTCGTTTATATATGCAAGTAGAGAGTAAGAAATATGACTTGCAAGATAGGATATTATGGGAATTATTCCTAGACAGTGCTTGTCGTATATCTGCTATTCAAAATTTAAAGATGGAACAGCTAGACTTAGAAAATGGGTATTTTATGAATGTTAAGGAGAAAGAGGGCTATATAGTTAATGCTTTCTTTTTTCAAAAATGTAAAGAGTTGATAAAAGAATGGATACAGTACAGAGCAGAAAATGGGATAGATGTAGATTGGTTTTTTGTTACTAAGTACGGAAAAATCTATAAACAGATGACTCAAGGAGCTATTAGAAATAGGATTAAAAAGTTAGGAAAAATTTTAGGAATAGAGGATCTATATCCTCACACTCTTAGAAAAACTAGTATTAATTTAATAAACAATTTGGCTGGATTAGGCTTAGCAAGTAGCTATGCTAATCATTCTAGCAGTGGAGTTACAAGTAAGCATTACATTGCAAAAGCTAATCCAACAGAGGTAAGAAATAGCATTATAAATGCTAGGAAAAAATTAGGTATTTTTTAGTTAAATATTATAGAGATTTTTAAATTTATTCAGATTTTTATGTTTTAAAATGCTGTTTTGAGTGTCTTATATATAAAATTCTTAGAAATTATATTTAAGAAAAAATATAAAAAAGTACTCAAGTGCAGAAAATTAAAGCTTAAATTCTTTATAAATTTAAAAATCTATACAAAATGAAAGGAGAGATATTATGTTTTATATTTATTCAAAAGAGAAAAAATCGAGACTCGCATTCACTGTTAATTTAACAGCAGATGAAGTCATGCAATTCATGGAAGGTAATTTATTCCTGGATTATCCAGAACTTATCCCTTCAGAATATGTTATAATTGAGAGAAATGAAGCTTTCAAATATCCAACATATGATGAAGCTACAAATACTATAAGAGAAATGACTAGAGACGAATTAATCGAAGAAGATATCGAGGTTCAACTAGCCCCAGGAGAGTATATAGAAAATAAGAAATTAAAGGTTGTACCACAGCCTAGCTCATATCATACGTGGAACACATCTACTCATACTTGGGATATAGACATGGAAGATGTTAAAAGAACTTTCAGACACAAGTTTAGAGAAATACTGCTAGATAAGATGTTTGGGTCATATGAGCATGACGGAAAAGTATTCCAAATGCTAGAATATGATGAAATTAATTTCATAAGAGTTAAGATTGCTTTAGACATTGCTGGAGAAGTAGAAGATTATGATGTAATTAAAGATGCATTAATTACTTTAGGTATTCCTGTAGATGCAGAACTTGAGACAAAAATAAAAGGTGCTATGAAAGTTGGAAAATTAAAGCCACTTTTAAAATCGCTACCAACTCAATGGAGATTAAAAGATAACTCTATTGCAGCTATTTCATTGGGAGAATTAAATCTAATTTACTTCTCTTGGATATTAAGAGTTATTGCTGCACAAAACAAATATACAGCTATAACTAAGAAAATAAGGGAAGTTTCAACAGTTAAAGAATTAGAAGCTATTAAATGGGATTAAAGTTATTAAAGGTAGTTTTATATGGCTACCTTTTTTTAATTGGCTTAAACAAGCCTTCACAAGGTCATTTTTAGGAGGTGATTTTAAATGTATACATTATCAGAAACAAGTTTAAAAATGCTGAAAGGGGTGCATCCAAATCTGGTAAATTTTATGTCTGAACTTATAAAAATAAGTCCTTGGAACTTTAAGATAACTGCTGGGGTTAGAACAGCAGAAGAGCAGAATAGGCTATACCAAAAAGGCAGATCTGCTCCTGGAGCAAAAGTAACCAATGTAGATGGGTATAAATTAAAGTCCAATCATCAGATTAAATTTGATGGGCTAGGTTATGCGACGGATATTGGTGTAATTGTGAATGGAGAGTACAAAGGAACTTGGAAAGATTTTCACTACTATCAAGATATTTATAATGTTGCAAAAGAGAAGGGACTTTTAGAAAAATATGGTATTGAATGGGGTGGAAATTGTTGGAGAACTTTTAAAGATGCTCCACATTGGCAAATTAAAGGGGCAGATAGAGTTCCATATAGATAATATTAGGAGGCTAAAAAATGGAAAGTTTTTTAGAAAGAATAATAAAAGAAAAAGATGACTTACAAGAGAAAATAATCAAGTTAGATAGATTCTTTACTACAGATACTTTTGAAAATCTGTCTCCAGTAGAGAAAATGCACTTAAAAGACCAAATGCGGTACATGAGTGCATACCTTAGTACTTTAAGACAAAGAATTAATTTCTATGAAAGCAAGGAGGGAAAACATGGAAATGACTAGATTAAATACTATGCCAATTGATGATAAATATTGGGAAGTTTTAGAAGATTATACTTACAGAACATCTATGGGACTTGTGACTGTCCCAAAGGGGTTTAAAACAGATTATGCCTCAGTTCCGAGAATTTTTAGAAACATAATTAACAGTTCTGGAAAACATGGCAGAGCGGCAGTAGTCCATGATTGGCTATACTCTAGCAAGTGTACATTAGATGTAACTAGAGAAGAAGCTGACAAAATATTCTTAGAAATTATGAAAGAATGCGGAGTGGGTGCTATAAAGAGACAGTTTATGTATAGAATGGTTAGAATATTTGGTGCTAGTCATTTTAGAAAGGGTGAGTAAAATGGAAGATTTTTTTATAAGTGCTAAAAATGGTATTGCGATGGTTTGGACTGGTTGGATATCTATTCTTGTTTGGGCATTGGGAGGCTTTGATTTATCTGTAAAAGTACTTGTATTTCTTATGCTAGTAGACTATATAACTGGAATTTGGGCTGGATACATAACTAAAACTGTGAATAGCACTAGAGCATATAAGGGCATAAGTAAGAAAGTTTTTATACTGATCATAGTTTCCTGCTCTACAGTTATAGAGCAGCTTGTGCCTAATGTTGGAATTCGTAATTTAGTTATAGTTTTCTATGTAGCTACAGAGTTTTTATCTGTAATAGAGAATGCTAGCAAGTTAGGATTACCTATCCCTGAAAAGCTTAAAATAGCATTAGAACAGTGCAAGGGAGATAAATGTAATTCTAAAAATGCGGATCCAAAAGATATTAAGCCAGAAAAATTAAAAGAGAAAGATTTTGATGAAGAAATTAAATAAAATAATGGGGTAGTTTTTATACTACCCCTCTTTTTTTATTGTAAAAAATTTTTAAAAAAGTTTACATTATTTGTTTTTAAAAGTCTTAAACTTATGAATTTATAATATGTTAATTATGTGTAAAAATATTTTAAAAAAAATAAAAAAATATATTGACATCTATAACCATAGATGATATACTATGTGTATAGAAAGAAAGATAAAAACAAAATTTAAGGAGGAATTAAAATGACAGTAGAAAGATTAGAAAGATGGCTAAATAAGAGAGGGTTTACTTTAAGCACAAAGGTTTATAGTAATAATATTAAATCTTATAAGTACACAGTAAAGGGACAAGATCAAGAAGTTATTGGTTATTTCAACAGTTTAGCAGAAATAAAAGAGTTTATAGAATACAACAGATGAAAAAAGAGCCAGTTAATCTGGCTCTCCTTTAAAAGAAAGATAAAAACAATCATTTCCAGAGATTGTTCTTATCCGAATTATAACATATAGGAGGGAAAATGGCAAGAAAAGGTTTTAGCTCTCCAGAAAAACAAAAGGAAGCTAATGAAAAATATAGTAAAACAGAAAAAGGAAAGAAAGCAGGGGATAAAGCCTCTGCAAAATATAAAGCAAACATATATATAGAAGAGTTTGCTGATATAAAAGATTTGGAAATTTTAAAGGGTAAAATAAATAAAAAGTTAAGAAACGGAGGAAATATGAAAGTTTTATATATTCCAAAAGGACAAGGAACTAATCCAGAAATAGAAAAAAAATCTATGGACTACACTCCAGAAGTAGAAGAAATATTTTTAACTATTTTAGACAAAGTTTTGAGAGTTAAATTTAATTTACCTAAAAAAGCTGTAATGGAATATTTTACAGCAGATGAAGATAATTTTACAGAAGAAGAAATAAAAGATTTAAAAGAAATTTGTAGAGAAAAAGATGGTACTCTAAATGGAAATATCTATCTAAATGGGATAGATAGTAAGTATATGTTTATTGACTGGTTTGAAGAAGATAGAGAACTTATAGATGCAGCATATCTAAGAGAAATACTTGGAACTTATGCAGATGATATAGAAAAAGTTCTAAGACCAGAACAATTAAAACTTTTAAATAAAGTAAAAGAATTTATAAATCCAGTAGCAGATGCTGGGTTCAAATTAAATATAAAAGATAAAAAAGAGCAGGATTAA